AACTACAACGACCTGATCCAGCGGCTGCGCGAGATGGCGCAATGCGATGTTGGTGAGTGCCTTGTGCATGCCGAGATCGAGCGCGAAGCCGCCGACGCGCTGGAGCGCCTGACGCGGGAGCGGGATGCGGTGCTGGCGAAGACGCACGACGGAACGCTATGGCAACCCGCATACATGCTTCTCATGGCCGAGCGCGACCACCTCCGCGCCGCCGCCGACGCTCTGGAGCACATATCCTCGGTACTTGTCGATAAAGACCGAGAGATCGAGCGCATGACAAAAGCCGAGTTCTGTCGCTCGTGTGGCGCGAGCATTCCGACCGCTACGGCGAGGGTCGATGCGAGAAGTGCATGGAGCACGGCCCAGCGTGGGCCAAGCAAGTGGAACCCGGCACCCGAGATCACGCGGGTCGAGGTGGCCGAGTTTCCGCTCACCGTCTACTGCGAGTGCTGCGCGGAAGCGGACGCGCGGGGGCTACAGGTGATGCACAAGAACGGCGCCGACCTGCACTGTCCGCGCTGCCAGAAGCTGCTGATCAAGGAGCTGAGGCAATGATTTTCGCAATGGCTATGTCGCAGATCGAGCGGATGGACAAGATGATCGAGCGCCTGACGCGGGAGCGGGATGAGTGGAAGGCTGCCGCACAGGAGGCGTGCGACGAGAACAACCGCCTCCGCGACGCGCTGGAATCGGTTATGCGTTACTGCGAAGAGCTGACACGCGGGACGACTCACTACGAAGGCTGCGCCGACGGTCATCCGTACTGCAAAATCTGGAGCATCGCTCAGCAGGCTATCGCCCGCGAAGCGCTCGCTCAGAAAGACTCAGAGTGATCGAGGCCAAGGTGATAGCGGCTGCCATGAACAGCCGCCCCGCGTATGACCGCGTCGCCCCGTTCATGGACGAGAAAGACTTCAGCCCTCCGGGGCAGTTCTGGTGGAAGCTGATAGGAGAATGGTATGCAAAAGATGTTCAGTCTCAGTATGTGGACACTGCTGCTCTCGCCGATCTTGGGAGCAGTAGGAGCAGTGGAAAACAACGCGACGCTGTTACTGGCTTCCTTTCTGATCTGGGGAGTATCGTCGATAGTGTTAGTGCTCCTAACATCGCGAGCGTAGCGCTCGAGCTGAAGAGACACAATGTTGGGTTGGAGCTGGCGGCTGCCATTGCTGGCGGAGACGACAAGAAGCAGCGGCTTCTGACACCGCTGTTCGCGGAGCTGCAGCAAGCGACTGAGCTGTCAGGGAAGAAGAAGGCAGTCAGTTACGAGTGGGCACCGTCTGTAGACGAACTCTACTCGATTGTGGGAGATGAGAACCGCATACCGCTGGCTCCAACCCGGCTGAATACGAGGATTGATGGAGGGGCACTACCGAGCACGCACATTCTCCTGTTTGCACGCCCCGAGATGGGCAAGAGCACGTTTGCTATCAACTTCGCGGTGCAACTGGCGAAGCAGGATAAGCGAGTGCTCTACATCAGCAACGAGGATGCGGTAGCAAAGCTAAAACAGCGTGCAGTAGCCAGGGGCACAGGGATGACGGTCAGGGAAGCTACCGTTGAGCGCAGGGAGGCAGCCATCCAGGCATACAAGGAACGTGGCCTGGATGAGCGGCTGGGATTCGTGAAGATGACACACGCGACTGTGCAGGACTTGCGCAGGCCGATCGAGGAGTTCGCGCCGTCGGTGATTATCCTCGATCAGATCCGCAACTTGGCGGGAGCTGAGGAGACAGTAAAGAGGCTGGACGAGAACGGCCAGCGCTTCCGCGAGCTGCTGGGAGAGTACCAGCTTGTCGGCCTGTCCATCGCGCAGGCTAGCGCCAGCGCTGAGTACAAGACGTGGCTTGGCATGGACGACTTGGACAGCAGCAAGACCGGCCTGCCGGCTTCTGCAGATTTGATGATTAGCTTGGGCGCCAACGAAGAGATGCTGGCGCGCAACCATCGCGCGCTCGCGATCCAGAAAAATAAATTGAGTGCCGAAGCGAACGCGAAGGAAGGATTGGAGATAGAGATGGACCTAACCAGAGTGAGCGTGAAATGAGTAGATTCACGATGACCGCAGAGAAGGGCCTCACCATCCTGCAAGAGATCGTAGCGCAGCGCTTGCGCTGGGGCCGGCAGACTGCTCCGCCCTACACCATCGCGCAGATCATGGAGGCCCTGGAGTTGGTATCCGCTGCCGGCTTCCTGGGGAAGCCGAAGTACGCGGAGGCGGACGTGATTCTGTTACGTCGCCAACTTGGGGCCGCTAAGTCGCGGTTAAGGAAGCATTTAGGAAAGGATGTGACAGAAGATGGTGACGAAAATATAACTAACGAATCGTGAAGTACGTCCATACCGCAGGTTAGTCGCGCGTGCAAGAGTGTCGGCGGTCGCAGACAGTGTCGCTTGAGAGGAACACCAGTGTCGTTGCCTAGTTGGAAAATCAGACATTGCCCTGATTGCGGCAAAGCGCTGTGCGTACGCCCCTGGGGCCGAGCCCCTCGCTGCGACACCTGCCGGCTGGTGGCAGCGCGGGCGAAGTTGCGAAAGTGGCAGCGTTCACCGCAGGGCCGCTATAAAAACCAGATGGATCGCGCCGCGCAGCGGGGCATCGCTTGGCAATTCACATTTGAAACATGGCTGGCATGGTGGGGAGACGACCTGCCCAACCGTGGCGGCTGGACTGCTGACGGCCTGTGCATGGCGCGGCTTGGCGATGTCGGACCTTACTCACCCGACAACTGCTACAAAGCAACGCGCCGGGACAACACACGCGCGCAGTGCGCGGCGAGATGGACATGAGTCTGCCTAGCTTTCTCGAAGCGTTAGATCCCCGTATTTATCTCAGCGATAACTTCGTGACAGTGGATCTGGAGACAGACACTTCTGCTGGCCCGCAGAACTACGGGCACGCCCGGCACAAGGAGAACCAGCTGCTGCTGGCGTGCTGGAAGTGGGCCGGGCAGGACTACGTCGTAGCGGACTGGGGCAATGAACTGCAGCAGCCGCACTTGATTGCTGCAATCGAAGCTGCCGACTTCGTCGTCGCCCACAACGCGAAGTATGAAGCTGGCTGGTTCAAGCGCATGGGCATCGACCTGCGCAAGATCCTCTTCTTCGACACGAAGCTGGCGGAGTACGTGCTCCTCGGCAACCTCGCCGCCGGCAACGTGGAGCTGGGGATGCGGCGGCACGGGACGAGCCTCGAGGAGTGCTGCATCCGGCGCGGCCTCCCGACTAAAGACCCAGTCGTAGACACGATGATTAAGAACGGGATCAATCCGGTAGAGATCCCGCGCCCATGGCTGCAGGGCCGGTGTGAGCAGGACGTTGTTACCACGGAGCAGGTATTTCTATCTCAGCGGATCGAGCTGCAGCGGCGGGGGCTGCTACCTGTACTCTTCACGCGCTGCTTGCTCACGCCGGTTCTTGCAGACATTGAGCAGGAAGGCATGGCTGTCGATGGCGACGCCGTACAGGCGGAGCATGCCAAGTACGCAGCGCAGCGCAATGAGCTGCAAGCCAAGATGGACACCTTCACGGGGGGTATCAATACGCGCAGTCCCGCGCAGATGGGACACTTCCTGTATGGGCCGCCGAGTGAGGGTGGCCTGGGATTCGCAGAGCTGGCGGATAGGCGCGGCAACCCGCGCCGCAACGCGGAGACTAAGCAGTTCCCGGCTGGCGCCCCGATGACCGATCAGAAGACCATCGAGAAGCTGACGGCGCGCACCAAGCGCCAGCAGGAGTTCGTGGAGCTGCACAAGGCATTGGCAAAGGCCAATGCAATGCTCTCCAAGACGCTCTCCTTCCTGCGCGGCGTAGCCGAGGAGTACGACGGGAAGTTCTTCGGGGAGATCCACCAGACGAGCACGGCGACGCACCGCACCGCGAGCAGCGGCGTGCGCCTCACGTTCCAGAACCAGAAGACCGAGGAGGGGGAGCCGCTATCCTGCTCGCTGCAATTCCAGAACTTCCCCCGCATCCTGAAGAAGCTCCTCAAGGCCAAGCGGCCGGGCTGGCTCATGGCGGAGCCGGACGGCAGCCAGATCGAGTTCCGCGTTGCCGCGCTGCTGGGCAACGACCAGCAGGCCATTGCGGACATCCAAGACTCGAACTTTGACGCGCATCTGCTCACGGCGAGCAAGATTTATGACTGCTCCATCGAGGACGTGAGGAAGCAGAAGAAAGAGGCCGAGGCGCGCGGGGAGGACAGCTGGCGACAGCTCACGAAGCCCGACACGTATAAGCCCTTGTACGGCGGCAAGTATGGGAGCCCCGCGCAGGAGCGCTACTACAAGTACTTCCGCGAGCGCTACTTCGGCATCGCGCAGGCGCAGCATACGTGGGTGGAGGAAGCCGTAGATACGAAGCGGCAGACCACGCCGTGGGGGCTCATCTACTACTGGCCCTTCGCCAAGCGCTCCGCGAATGGCTCTGTGAACTGCGAGACACAGTGCGACAACTATCCGATCCAGGCGCTGGCGACAGCCGAGATCGTGCCGATAGCCGCGGTGTACCTGTGGCACCGGATAGCGGAGTTCGACCTGCGCGTCCGCATGGTCAACATGGTCCACGACAGCGTTCCGTGCGAGGTACACCCCGACGACGTGGCCGACTTCACGGAGCAAGTGAAGGCCGCTTTCACGCAGGACGTTTATGAATACCTGCGGCGCGTGTACGGAATGGAATTTGAGCAGGTTCCCTTGGGCGTAGGGCTGAAGATCGGCCCAAACTGGGGGACCGGCCCTGAGCAGAGTTGGGATATTTACAGCAATGGAATGGAGATTCAGCGCAAATGATAGTGACGAAAGCCGGGACAATTGTACTGACGTTAACCGAGGATGAGGCGAAGAAGCTGGCGGGGCTGCTGCAGGCAGTCGACACCGACAACAGTTTCTTCGTGGATCTCGCCTGCGAGATCGATGCGCAGTTTCCGGACTTTATGCCGGTCTACGCGCAGGACGACGCGGGGACTTTTGTAGAGCAACAGGAGGAAGTGTAAGTGGGACAGTATCAGGGAGAGATTGCTTTTCTCGACGAGCGCTCTGGCAAGTCGAAGAAGCCGCCGTACCGGCCGTATACGATGTACAACATCAAGTTGAAGCTGGACAGCGGCGAGCTGTCGCCGGGCATCAGTGCCGGCTTCGAGAAGCCTACGTTTAACAAGGGGGACTATGTCGTCATCCAGACGCGGCAAGACGGGCAGTACGAGCGCGTCGACACCATCGCCGCAGCAGATCGACCCGTTCCCAGTAAGCCTGTGGCGGCTGGAAGCAGCAGCGTTTCTGGAGAGACGGCTGGCGACGGGCAGGCGGATCGCCAGACTCAGATCGTTCTCCAGCACAGCCAGGAAATGGCGATTGCCGAAGTAGCGCTGCTCATCGCTAACAACGCCCTCCCCCTCTCGTCGGCCGCCGGCAAGGCGGGGACCGTGAAGCGCTTCGAGGAGATCCACAAGGCAGTGCAGAAGCTGACCGTGGAGCTGTTCTTCGACGTAGTCACGGGGCGGCTGCTCGAGAGCGTGGCGGACGCGGGCGACGTAGTCGTGGCCGACGTGGGCAGCCTGCCCGCAGCGGCGAACGACGCCAGCGCGACGGGGACGGACGACTGATGGAACTGATGGCGAACAAGTACGAGACGGAGCACTACCGCGTCTACGTCGGTGCGATGACCGGCCCGGAGGATCTTCCGGTGGAGATGCGCGTGAAGTACATCGTCCAGCACAAGCGGGACGGGGTCGTCTACGGCGTCTCCGGCAGTCTGGGCTCCGCCATCATCGCCGCGCTGGGCGCGGAGAAGGAGCTGGAGGATGCTTCCGAGCTGATGGCGGCGGGCGCTCTCCGTAACGGGCAGTCCAACTAGAGGCCAGGGCGCGCCTGCGGCGCCCTTCTCTTTGCCTGGAGCAATAGCAGTTGATATGGGCACGATAGTACTTACAGACGCCGATCCGATCGTCTACAGAGTCGGCTTCGCCGGTCAGCAGAAGGTGATCCACGCCGTCGTGGAAGGGCCGGAGGGCGTCCCGGTGCGGCAGCGATTCGAGAACAAGACAGACAGGAAGAACTGGCTCGAGGAGAACCAGGGCTGGGAGATTCTGGACGAGCAGGAAGAGTTGGTTGTGGAGCCCCTGCCCTTCGTGCTGCAGACGTGCAAGCAGATATACGGCGTGCTCGAGACGCTGGGCACGCCGAAGTCCTACCTGACGGGCAAGAAGAACTTCCGCAATGGCATTGCGAAGACTGCCGTCTACAAGGGCAACAGGAAGCCCGACGCGCGGCCGGTGCATTACGAGGCTATCCGCGAGTACCTGCAGACAAAGTGGGGGGCGATTGTCATTAACGGCCGGGAGGCCGATGACGAGCTGAGCATCCAGGCGGCGCGTATGCGCAAGGCGGGGCAGAAGTACGTCATTGCGACTATCGACAAGGACTTGGATCAGATCCCCGGCGAGCACTACGACTACAGCCGCCACGTCAGCTACCACGTCAGCGAGGAGGACGCAGCGAAGTGGTTCTGGCAGCAGGTGCTGTCAGGGGACCGCGTCGACAACATCCCCGGTTGCTACAAGGTTGGGCCGGAGACGGCAAGGAAGCTGGTGGACGAGTGGTATCTCGAGCCGCAGTACCAGCCGGCCGAGATATGGGAGGCCGTGCTGGAGCAGTACGTGCGGAGCCAGAGCAAGTCGGGCTGCCCGTACAAGGACCAGTGCTCCGACGAAGTGGCGCTGGAGACAGCGCAGTTAGTGTGGATGCAAACAGAAGCCGGCGCTCTCTGGATGCCGCCGGGAGTGCCTTACGGACGAGTGGAGGGAGACGAAGATGACGCATAGCGAATTGTTCTTCGAGGTGCTGGACAAGTACGAAATTCGATCCATCAAGTCGCTGGAGAACTGGGAGACGGAAGACTTGGTGGAGCTGCAGGAGGCACTGCGGGCAGAGCTGGCGGAGCGGGACCGTATTGCTCAGGAAGAATACTACGAGGACGACAAGCGGGAAGAGGAAGACTGCTTCTTCATTGATGACGACGACGTGGAGCTGTGGGAGTGCGAGCACGGCAACTTGTCCGACACGCACTGCCCGGCATGCCTGCGGGACAGCTACGGCGGGACGGACTCAGAATGAAAGTCGTCTACGAGACGTTGGAGCACCAGCTCCGCCGCGTTATCACCGAGGCTGACGCGAATGGGCGGCGGATTCTTTACATCGAGCTAAACCCGAGCGAATGGCGCGAGATGCAGACGTGGTACTCCCGCTACCCGGAGACCAACGGAGTCGCCGGCGGTAGCTACATGGGCGTTGAACTGCGGAAGCAGCCGTGAAGCGCATACAGAGTCAGTCGCAGTGGATGGGGAGCGCGTCGGACATCGCGCAAGACCCCTACATCCACGTCCAGCCAGATCCTAACGACCCATTCGACAGCAGCAGGTTCTACATCAGGACGCCGGAGTGGAGGCCGAATGCCATGGCCCACGCCATGGCGCAGACAGCGCGGTACAGGGGGAATGCAGATGAGTTCTACAGCGTCGCAGAGCACAGCGTACTTGTCGCCAGCCTCATGCGAGAAGTTACTGGAGGAGATCCTTACGAGGGCATCCTTCACGACGCCGCCGAGTCTATCTTGCCCGACGTGTCTGCTCCCTTCAAACAGCTACTTCCTGACCTACGACGCGAAGAAAAGCTGCTTGACGCTGACATACGTCGAGTGTTCGGCCTGCCAGCTAAGAAGTCCCAGGAGTGCACCATAGCCGACTGGCTGGCGCTCTACATCGAGGCGAGCCAGATCGTACCGGAGAGAGGGCTGGACTTCGTAGACCCGTATGGGCTGCGGAGCAAGGCCATGGATCTGCGGGAAGGTGGTTGGTACATCAAGTGTCTGGACTGGCGCGCCGCAAAGGAATTATGGCTATCAGCTTTCAAACAACTTGCGCCCGCTGCGAACAGCGCGCCCGCGTAAAGCAGCATCGCCGCTCAGGCGGCGTGACTGCCTATTGCCGGGTGTGCCAGAACGCGATTAACCGCGCGTGGAATAGGACGCCGCGCGGGCGCTATTCCAAGCAAAAACGGCACGCCAAGGAGCGCGGCATTCCTTTCCTGCTGACATTCGAGCAGTGGTGGGAGCTATGGGAGCCGTACTGGGAGCAGCGGGGGCGGTCCAATGCCAGTGCGCTGTGCATGGCGCGTTTTAATGATCAGGGAGCGTATGAGATTGGCAATGTCGAAATCAAAAGCCTCTCGGCGAACACCAGGGAAGGTCTCGCCATTCGCTGGCGAGCGAGTCGGGACGAAGAAAAGAGACATGAGATGGAAAACGCCTGACGGAGTTGTTTGGGATTCCAAATTCGAGGCGGAGATATTCGATGCTTACCAGCGCGCAGGCTTCCAAGTTAGAAAGTGCGGAGCAGCCGATTGTCTACCTTACACGAGTACCGTTAGAGGCGCTTCTTGCCTTCAATGCGGTTCTGGAGCAGTGGTTCAAGCGCACCGCTACACGCCGGACTTATTTATTGCTGCAAAAGACGCCGGGCAATCAGAAGCAGTGGGCGATGGGGACGGAGCGTATTTTGTCGAGTGCAAAGGCTTCCTTAGGGCCGAGCGGCGTTCACTTCTCCGTGCTTTTTGCAAAGCCCAACCGGATCTGCCTCTGCGCTTGGTCCTCCAGCGCGACTATAAAGTCACACCCAAGCTCACCATCTCCGAGTGGGCCATCAAGTACCTACGAATCCCCGTTGCTGTCTGGACAGGACAGCCCCCCACCACATGGAGAGTAAGAGAGTGAGACACGTCATCTACGTGAAGGCGCTGCTCGATCTGACCGTAGCCGTGCTGGCAGCACTCAACTGGGAGGGGGCCAGGGCGCTGCTCTTCTTCGGCTTCTTTGTCGCCGACATAGCAACTGCTCTGTGAAAGTAGTAGTCACAATCCTGCAGGTTCTCGCCCTGTATCTGTGCGGGCTGATCCTGCTGAACATGAGTATCGAACACGCCGCAGGCATCCCGCGCGAACTCTGCGTGGATGCCGGCAAGACTCAGGGAGGACAAGAGCCGTGATCGGATGGCTGATATTCGTATGCGCGCAGCTCGTCATGCTGGCCGCGCAGCTCGTCGGACTGGTGCTGCTGATTCCGTTCTGCTTGGCGCAGGACTGGACGCTAGACCAGCACTCCGTCAAGGACGGGCGGCCCGTCGACCGTTGGACCTTTGGTCCTCTCAACTACGTGTACGGCAATCCCGAGGACGGAGTATCCGGGCAGACGGCCCTGATCTGGGACAACGCCGGGCACCTCGTGCCCTACATGCCCGGCGCCTGGGCGCCTTGGCGCGCCTACTGCTGGAGCGCGTGGCGCAACAGCTCCGACAACCTGAAGTATGTCTTCCACTGGGAGGGAGGCCCGTTCATCAACTGGACGAACGGCAAGTGGTACATACACGCCGGATGGGACTCGAGGGGCCTGCCCGGCCTGTCAGCGGGGCGCGTATGAACCTGAAACACGCGAAGCGCATCCGCCGGCTGATCGAGAGGCACTTCGCCTAT